CCACTGGCATGTCGCGTAGCTCCTTCGGGAGAGCTCGCCGGCGGTTTTTCATCTCTCGGGATTCTTCGATGAATCCTCTGAGGTCTGTTGGGAAGTTCGTGAAGTCTCCTCCCATTGGCGGCACGCTCGGCGTTGGTACTGTGCCTGTGATTCCCATGGTCCTGACGATCACGTTGATGTCGGTGTCCTTCGCTTGGCTCTGGTCTGTCAGGGACGGTTTGGTCGTGCGTGTTCTCGCACGCTGTTTGTTGATGGCGTAGCTCATTGAATGTTACCTCCACGTAGTCCGCCAAGTATGGCGAGGATTGCTCTGATGCCCGGGCTCCATGCTCCGATTTCTCCGAACCAGTCGGACATGGCTTTCTTTTCGTTGATGCCTAGCTGTGCGGCTAGGTTCTGTAGCTTCTGGTACTCCTCTATGAGTGGTTGCAGTTTTTCCAGCTGCTCGGTTTCGAGTCGCCCTTTTTGCATGGCGATTTCTTGGAGCTCTCTGGTGTTCCAGTTGTTGTGGATCTCGCTGGCGATTTTCTGTGCTGTGAGCTCCGCGTTGGTTGACTCCCATCCCGCTTTGTTCACGGAATGGGGTGTTGTGGCGTCGATCAGGTTTTTCTCACTGACGGTTTTTGCTGTGGTTGCGACCTGTCCTGCGGTTTGTGCCTTGAGCAGTTCGTTCTGTTGTCGCATTTGCACCAGGCTGAGCGCCGCTTGCGTTCCCTGTGATAGGGCTGGTCTGACGGTGGCGGCGCTGTTATTCGGTGTCGATGCTCCTCCTTGGCTGATGGCCAGCATTGGATTGAGTCCCGCCGCTTTCATGTCGGCCACCGCCCGTTGGTAGGCGGTGCTGCTCATCCTCTCTTCGAAGTCCCGCTGCTCTCTGGCCAGTCGGACGTTGGTTCTGTTTGCGCTGTTGGTACTTAGGGCGTCTCCCAGTAGACCGGCCCCAACCGCTGCTATTTGTCCCCATGGCATGGTGTGCTCCTTAGAAGTGGTCGATCAGGCCCGGGACACTGTAGGTGGGCATCATTCTTGCCACCTTGGAGTTGTGCTCTATGTCCATGATGATTTGCGCGCTCCACTGCGCGTTTGGATACGTCGCGAGCGACCTTGCGAGCGTCTCTTTGGTCTTGTCCGTGATGAACTCACCGTTGAGTGATGGTTCATTGTCGAACTCTTCCGCGTAGTGCCACCAGTCGAGCGGTTGCGCTGCTGTCGATCGCAGCACCCCTGTGACTTCGTTTGGTGTGTAGCGATACTCGGCCCACCTTTCTTGGTATCCCCAGGTCGGTGTTACCGGCGTGGTGTCCGCGGGCATGTAGATTTCTTCGGTCTGGACGGCCTGTTCTCCGAGCATTGCGAATGCCGGGAAGTAGAATCCGAGTCGTGTGCTTCTTGCTTCGGTCCAGTGCCGTCGCATTCCCTGTTGGTATGTTGGTGTGGCTCGTGCTGCGGCGACTCCGATAATGTAGCCGTGTTCTGTTGCTGCGTAGGTGAATGTTCGCTTTCTTCCTTGGGCGTGCATTTCTGCACCGAGATTGCCCACTGCGCTAGCTGCGTCAGCTGGTTCAGCGTCATAGGCCGCGGTCTGCGCGATAGGGTTAACCGTAATAGGTATTTTTGATCCTCCGAGATACTCGGGTCTCTGGAGACGATAGTCCGGAGAACGAACGCCAAAATGCGAGAGTAGTTGTTCGACGTAACGCGAACCGCCTCTTGCGTCTCGTTCGAGGAGTTTTTGGGTTTGGAATGCCAGTCTGATTGCATTGATCGTGCTAGCGGTTGCTGCTGACAGGTCTGCCGTTCCGGCCAATTTCGGGTCCGCCCACAGTGCCGGCGCGTTCGCTAGTGGTACTGCGCTCCACTCTACGGTGTCTCCTGCATTGTTGAACGTCAGTTGTAAGTCTGGGTTCATCAAGCCGTCATTGAATTCCGGCGCCAGATCCCCGGTGCCGAATATGCTCACTGGCGCCGATGTTCCCAGCGGCAGTGTTACTGCGTCGCCCTTCTGTGGCCATGGGAGGCTGCTCGTGAAGTAGTCGTGTCGTTTGTTGATGCGTAGAGGCATCATGTCCCACACTTCGGGGACATCATCCGAGTTCACGATTAAGCTGGTGTCGAATGTCGCGTTGTAGTCGTACGGCCATGTCCATGCCGTCTGTAGGTTCTGGTCTCGGAACCAGTCGTTGTAGATTTTGAAATACGCGAATATCGGGAACGCGGTCCAGTTGATGGCCGCTGTGTATACGCCTGCTGGTATCCCGAAGTGATCGATCACGCTCCCCACTGGTATTGTCCACTCGCCGGTATCTTCCGGCGGTGTTTGTCTTGGAAGCGTGGCCACGGATGTGCCTGTTATGAACGCTTCCCAGTCATTCCCCACCAAGCTTCCTGAGATGGTGTTTGCACTGATAATCCGGTTCGGTACGAAGAAATAGAATGTTTCTAGGTCGAGGTCATCGACTACCGGCGCTATTGGTGTTGCGAGTCTCGCGAGCACCCCCTCTTCGTGCTGCCATACGTCTCCTGGCAGCACCTCTTCGCACATGATCGGTACTAGATCTGAGGCGTCAAACGCTTGCTTGCGTGTTTGTCGCATCGGGAACCTGCTCCGCGGAATATCCGCGCGAGGAACGGTTGCGAAGTTGTGTTGTGTAGACGTTTTGTTTCTATACATGTCGTTCTCCTTGGTTTGTCTTTCTCTTCTCTTCTCTTCTTCCGGTTATCCACGGGTTGTGCACACTTTGTGTGTGCAACCGGTGGGTAACCCCTTCTTGCATCTGACGAGCGCCCCCGGCGCACGTCGTCAGATGCTCTTCTTCTTCTGCTTTGCGCGTGCGTGCGCGCTTCGCGCGCGCGCGCGGTTCTGCTCTTTGCTTTGGCTTTGACTAAGCTTTCTTCTATTCTCCTTGATTAATTCAAGCGCTATTTCGCTCTTCTTCTCTAGCCAGCGGTCGTACGCTTTCGGCGGTTTTTGCGGTCTCCCGTCTATCACGACCTTGTCATGTGCTGTTACGAAGTTGTAGTTAGTGTCCCACCACTTCTTGCCTAGATTCCGCGACATATATGCTCGCGGTTGTTCAAGGGGAATCAATTCCCCGCTGGCTTCGTCTACTCTAACGTATTGCTGTTTGCTTCTCAATTTCTTGGTGACGTAGCTTGCTGTGTATCTTGCTGTCTTAAAGTTCAGCGCTCCAACGCTGACATTTCCTAATCCCCATGCGCGTTCGAGCGCCATGGTGGTCCACAGCAGTGTCGGTGTTTCTCTAAGTATGATTCGGCCCTCGGTGAACGAGTGCCCGAATACGCACGCGTGATAGTGCGGGCGTAATGATTCGTCACCATATTCGCCAACGGCGTAGTAGCGCATTGGTCCAAATGCGCGTTTTGCTCTTCTCCAGAACTTGTCCAGGTCCTCATACCGCAGTCCTCCGTGCGGTGGTAAGTTCTTGTTGTTGTATGTTAGCGTGATAAACGCGTTGTCATCCCACGAGCTCGCCTCGTGGGTTATTCGCACGGCCCACTGCCGTGCCTGTTCTTCTCTGCATAGGATGCAGTATCCGCATGGGATTTCGAACTTGTGATAGTCGAGTCCTGCTTGCCCCTTGATTGGTCGGGTGAATGAAAGAGGCCCGCCATTGGCGGGCCTGTATGCGGGTATGGGTGCTGCGCATCCCATTAGAGGCGGATGCCTCCTCTCATCACCACGCTAGGTGAGTTGATTGTCTTGCTCTTCCGGCGCGCGCGGCCGAACTTTTTGCCGTGTCCTCGGCCGCTCATTTTGCGTCGCTTCATAGGTTTTTGCTCCTGTCAATAGAAAAGGGGGCGATTTCGTCGCCCCCTTTATACCACCCCTTGGGGTGGGTTGGACCATCTGCTACTAGATTAAGATGGTCCTGAAGGACCGCGGTTGCCGCGGTCCGTTTCTGCCTAGTCAGTTTGTCTTGTCGAGCTCAGGGCTTCTTGAATGTCCCTGAGATACTTCTCCTCCCTGGCCACCTTCTGCCGGTGCCTTGTCCGGAACAGCGCCAGCGTGGGCACTGGTTGAGCCATTAGGCCGGCCAGCCGCTCTCTGCTCGCCTCCAGCAGCGCGATCAATCGCTTCTCTTCGTCCGTTGACCCCTTCCCGAATATTTGGTCGAACGAGGCTGCTCGCGTCTCCGAGGAATTCTTTTTTCGGGATGACGATTCCTGTTTCTCCGTCGACTTCCGCGAGGATCCAGATTTCGAAGTGGCTTGGTGTCTGTGCGATTGGCGCTTTGTTTTGCTCATTGTTGATGGTCTCCGCGAGTGATGCCATTACTTCTTTGTCGTTCTCCGCCGTGAATGGTCGGAGAAAGTAGTCGATCAGTTTGTCTCGTATTGCGTATAGCTTCATGTCTTGTTCCTTTGTGTGAGCCGGTAGTCCTCGAGGGCGAGCAACCACGCCATGCGTTTTTCTTCCATGACGTCAGCTGCTTTCATGTACTCACTTTGGAGTCTTTCCATCCTCCAGCGTGCCGCCCTTTGTGCTTTGGTTTCCTTGAACACTTTCATCTTTCTTCTCCACCGGTTTTTCTTTGACCGGTGGCGTTAGTATCGCCGTTAGTTTGTTGGGTGTCAAGGCCAGTAATTCTTCGATGGGCATGTCGCGTAGCTCTTTCGGGAGAGCTCGCCGGCGGTTCTTCATCTCCCGGGATTCTTCGATGAATCCCCTGAGGTCTGTTGGGAACTTTGTGAAGTCTCCTCCCATTGGCGGCACGCTTGGCGTTGGGACTGTGCCCGTGATTCCCATGGTCCTGACGATGATGTTTATGTCCGTGTCCTTTGCTTGGCTTTGGTCTGTCAGGGTTGGTTTCGTTGTGCGGGTTCTTGCCCGCTGTTTGTTGATTGCGTAGCTCATTGAATGTTACCTCCACGTAGTCCGCCAAGTATGGCGAGGATTGCTTTGATGCCGGGGCTCCATGCTCCGATTTCTCCGAACCAGTCGGACATGGCTTTCTTTTCGTTGATGCCTAGCTGGGCGGCTAGGTTTTGCAGCTTCTGATACTCCTCTATGAGTGGTTGCAGTTTCTCCAGTTGGGCGGTTTCGAGCCGCCCTTTTTGCATTGCGATTTCTTGTAGTTCTCTGGTGTTCCAGTTGTTGTGGATTTCGCTGGCGATTTTTTGTGCTGTGAGCTCCGCGTTGGTGGACTCCCATCCCGCTTTGTTGACGGAATGGGGTGTCGTGGCGTCGATGAGGTTTTTCTCACTGACTGTTTTTGCCGTGGTTGCGACCTGTCCGGCGGTTTGTGCCTTGAGCAGTTCGTTCTGTTGTCGCATTTGCACGAGACTGAGCGCCGCTTGCGTTCCCTGTGATAGGGCTGGTTTGACGGTCGCGGCGCTGTTACTCGGTGTGGATGCTCCTCCTTGGCTGATGGCCAGCATTGGATTCAATCCTGCCGCTTTCATGTCGGCGACCGCTCTTTGGTATGCGGTGCTGCTCATCCTCTCTTCGAAGTCCCGCTGCTCTCTGGCCAGTCGGATGTTCGTTCTGTTGGCGCTGTTTGTACTTAGGGCGTCTCCGAGTAGACCGGCCCCAACCGCTGCTATTTGTCCCCATGGCATGGTGTGCTCCTTAGAAGTGGTCGATGAGGCCCGGCACACTGTAGGTGGGCATCATTCTCGCCACCTTGGAGTTGTGCTCTATGTCCATGATGATTTGCGCGCTCCACTGCGCGTTTGGGTATGTCGCGAGCGACCTCGCGAGCGTCTCTTTGGTCTTGTCCGTGATGAATTCGGCATTGAGTGCGGGCTCATTTTCGAACTCTTCGGCGTAGTGCCACCAGTCGAGCGGTTGTGGTGCTGTCGATCGCAGTACGCCCGTGATTTCGTTCGGTGTGTAGCGGTATTCTGCCCACCGCTCTTGGTAGCCCCAGGTGGCGTTGTCGAAAGTTCCATCCAGTGGTGCCCATATCTCGCGAGTAAATACGGCTTGTTCTCCCAGCATTGCGAACGCTGGGAAGTAGTAGTCGAGGCGGGTGTTTCGTCCTGTCCAATGGCGGCGCATGCCTTGTTGGTATGTGGGCGTTGCTCGCGCCGCGGCTAATCCGATGATATATCCGTGTTCGGTGGCGGCGTAGGTGAAGGTTTGTTTTCTACCTTGTGCGTGCATTTCCGCGCCCAGGTTGCCAACCGCCGAAGCCGCGTCTGCAGGCTCGGCGTCGTATGCAGCTGTCTGTGCAATCGGATTGACGGTGATGGGGATTTTAGAACCTCCCAAGTATTCCGGTCTTTGGAGTCTGTAATCGGGGCTCCGTACTCCAAAGTGCGAAAGCAATTGTTCGACATATCGGCTTCCTCCCCTCGCGTCTCTTTCGAGTAGCTTTTGTGTTTGAAATGCCAGTCGGATGGCATTGATTGTGCTGGCTGTGGCTGCTGATAGATCCGCGGTTCCTGCGAGCTTTGGATCTGCCCACAGTGCCGGTGCGTTTGCTAGTGGCGTGGCGCCGCTCCAGTCTACGACATTGTCTGCGGTGCTGAAGGTCAGGTTCTTGTTGGGGTTCATCAAGCCGTCATTGAATTCCGGCGCCAGATCTCCGGTGCCGAATATGCTGACCGGCGCCGATGTTCCTAGTGGTAGTGTTACGGCGTCGCCTTTTTGGGGCCATGGCAGGCTGCTGGTGAAGTAGTCGTGTCGTTTGTTGATGCGCAGCGGCATCATGTCCCATTCGACGGGCGTTTCTTCGAAGGTTTCGATGGTGGTTGTGGGATGAACGGTGCTGTATTCCGGGTTCCAGAGCCACTCGTTCTGAAGGTTTTGGTCTCGGAACCATTCGTTGTAGATTTTGATGTAACCCCATATGGGCAGGGCAGTCCATTGGATTTGCGTTTCGTATTCCCCAGCGGGGATTCCGAAATGGTCTATGACGCTGCCCAATGGGATTGTGTATGTGCCGGTGTCTTGGGGCGGTGCTAGGCGCGGCAGCGTTGAGTCGTTTTGCCCGGTTATGAACTCTTCCCATGAGTTGTTGATTGCGCCTTTTCCTGTGTTTCCTGTGATTCGGTTTGGGACGAAGAAATAGAATGTTTCTAGGTCGAGGTCATCGACTACCGGTGCTATTGGTGTTGCGAGTCTCGCGAGGACTCCTTCTTCGTGCTGCCATACGTCTCCTGGCAGCACCTCTTCGCACATGATCGGTATGAGATCTGAAGCGTCAAACGCTTGCTTGCGCGTTTGTCGCATCGGAAATTTGCTCCGCGGAATATCCGCGCGAGGAACGGTGGCGAAGTTGTGTTGTGTAGACGTTTTGTTTCTAAACATGTCGTTCTCCTTGGTTTGTCTTTCTCTTCTCTTCTCTTTTTCTGGTTATCCACGGGTTGTGCACACTTTGTGTGTGCAACCGGTGGGTAACCCCTTCTTGCATCTGACGAGCGCCCGTGGCGCACGTCGTCAGATGCTCTTCTTCTTCTGCTTTGCGCGTGCGTGCGCGATTTGCGCGCGCGCGCGGTTCTGCTCTTTGCTTTGGCTTTGACTAAGCTTCCTTCTATTCTCCTTGATTAATTCGAGCGCTATTTCGCTCTTCTTTTCTAGCCAGCGGTCGTACGCTTTCGGCGGTTTTTGCGGTCTTCCGTCTATTACGACCTTGTCGTGGGCGGTTACGAAGTTGTAGTTAGTGTCCCACCACTTTTTGCCCAGATTCCGCGACATGTATGCTCGCGGTTGTTCAAGGGGAATTAATTCCCCGCTGGCTTCGTCTACTCTAACGTATTGCTGTTTACTTCTCAATTTCTTGGTGACGTAGCTTGCTGTGTATCTTGCTGTCTTGAAGTTCAGCGCTCCTACGCTGACATTTCCTAATCCCCATGCGCGCTCGAGCGCCATGGTGGTCCACAGCAGTGTTGGTGTTTCTCTAAGTATGATTCGGCCCTCGGTGAACGAGTGCCCGAATACGCACGCGTGATAGTGCGGGCGTAGTGATTCGTCACCATATTCGCCGACGGCGTAGTAGCGCA